ATCACCTGCTCGCGCTTACTGGCCATCAGCAAGCAGCCCCATGCGGGCGCACGTCGAGGCGCCAGACAAGCCCCTCTTCGTCGAGCGCCGGGCGGCCCTGCACGATCAGGCGGGCGCCGTCGTTCAGGGTGATCACATCCCCCTTCTTCGGCTCGGCCACTTCCGAGAGGCGGACCTCATAGACTTGGCCGTCACGCTCGAGCGCCGCACCGTCGAGCAAGACCTCGTGCTCTTGGACAAGCGGGATCACGGTCACCGTAAGCCCCGGCCCGTAACCGCCAGCCTGATAAGCGACGCCACGCCCGAAGGCCGCGAAGCAGGCGTCGCCCGTCTCTTGCGCGAGCTCGTCCCACATGATCTCGGCCCCGGCAGGGGGCCGGCCCGAACGCCGTTCGGACCGGCCCTTCGCCGCTTACTCCGCTTAGCCGGCCGCCACCGTCATCGCGAAGCAGGCGTTCGGCTCCGCCGGGATCATCAAGGGCGCGGTCTGCGTCATGATCAGCTCCGCCGGCGGGTCCTCGTTCATCCAGTTCTTGATGAAGTGGCTGACCGGCATGTAGCCGGCGCGCGGGTCGTGGATCGCACCGTAAGCCTGAATGCCGGTGATCGACTCGCGGTCCACGCCGACAACCGTGTAATCGGGCAGGAAGCGCTGCAGGTCGCCGGCGTCGTCCTTGTAAGCCCCGCCGTAAACCCAATAATCGATGTCGCCGACATTACCCTTGTACTGGACGTACTTTGGCCGCTGATTGAAGAGCTGCATGACCCCGCCGTCTTGCCGGCGATTATCCAGCTTCTCGCGAAACTCCTTATTTTTCCGCAGAAGATTCCAGGCCTTTTGATCGAAGACCAGGTCGGTAATCGAGGCGCCGGAATTGTCGAGCACCAGCTGACCGGCGTTCTCGAGATCGCCCTCCGGGTCCGCGTCGCTCGCGGTCCATTCAGCGTCGAGATCGCTTGCCGCGATGGTCAAGGCATCGGCCCGGCCGAAGGTCACCGTCTTGGACGGGTAGTTCTCACCCGTCACCGTCACTTCGCCGGCCAGCATGGCTTGCACCGCCATCCACTCGAGCCGCAATGCAATCGACTGCATGTGATTGCGCACCACCTGCTGCTTGATGATCGCGTAGCGCTCTGCCGCCGTCAGGTTGCCGCCGATCGGCTCACCGGCGGTGCGCTGCAGGATCGGGCGCGAGGCATCGACCGCGTCTTTCGGCTTGATGTAAGCCGGCTCAAAGATCCGGGTCTCGACGCCCTGCTCGCGCATCGGCCGGCCCTGCGCGGTCGGCGCCACGAAGGGGGCTAGCTTGCGGGTCTCTTCGAGCACGTCGAAGTCGATGAACTTGGTGTCGTAAGTCTGCACGTTGGAGAAGCAGAGCTGCGTGAAGAAGGTCTCCGGCTGCCAATGACGGCGGACCAGAGGAAGGCTCTCATGCGTTTCGTAGAGAGTCGGCGTGAACGGCATCGTTCGCTTTCCTTTGACTGTCCGGCGTGGCGGCGCCTAGAGGGGGGAGAGAGGTGGCCCCGGCCTAGTACTGGACCAGGTCGCGGAGGTAGAGCGGGCGGCCCTCGGCCTCCCACAAGGCGGCCACGGTGGCCTTCGTCCAGCCGGCGCCGAAGTCGCAGGCCCCGGCGTTGACCTCGCCTTCGAAGTATGCCGCCGCCGGGCTGGTCTCCGCAGCCCCGACAGTGACCGCGTCAGTGAGGATGCAGACCGGCTTTTGCGAGCCGTCGACCGCCGCCGCCAGGCTCTGCTTGTACTGCCCGGAGCCCGCCGCGACGCTGACGGTGATCGTGTCCCCCACCTCCCAATCGTTCGCGCCGTCGGCGACCGTCAGATTGATGTGGTCGGAGGCGTAAGCCGTGCCGACGGTCAGGTCGGTCAAACGCGCGCCGTCCGGCGCATAGACCGCGAAAGTACCAAGGTCGGAGGCGGCGGCGGTGCAGATCAGCGTGTAGTCGCCGACTTGCGCCTTCCCGCCCAGGGTCGCGGCCGTCGGCGTGCCGTCGCCGCCGTTGTCGGAGGCAGCGGTAACGGTCACCGCGCCGAGGGTGACCTTGCCGAGAACCGCGTACTGCTTGAGCGTTTGGTTCGCGGCCAAGACAATCGGCTTGGTGATGTGATGGTCGCCGACCAGGAAGACGGTCGGGTCAAAAGTCTCGGTTGCGCTACTTGCGAGCGACATTTTACCTTCCTTTCATGAAAGACGCCCGCAAGAGGCGTCAGGTAAAGGGCGCCGCTTAGGACGCCCGCTTCAGGCCCGTCACCTTGTCGAACAAGGCAATGTCCTGTTCCGCACGGCTCTTCCCGCGCGGCGCACCGCTATCGCCAATGGACCGCGGCCCATGGGCCTGCATGCGCTGCTCGAGGGAGCCGCCGCCGGCCTGCGCCTTCGGAGCCTTGGCCAGGATGGCGAGCGCCTCTTCGGCCGAAAGGCGGGTGTCGAAGGCGAGATAGTCCGCAAGGTCGCGACGACCCGTGGCCTCTTCAGACGCCGTGATCGCCTTGATCCGGCGACGCTCGGCAAAAGCGGAACCGCCCTTGGCGCCCTCCTCTTCCTCCTCCTCGTCTTCGGCCTCAGACTCCTCCTCGTCCTCGGCGTCGGGAGCCGACTTTTCGTCTTCGGCGGACTCTTCTTCGTCCTCTTCTCCCTCGGCCTTCTTTGCCTCTTCCTCCTCTTCGGAAGCGGCCTTCTCTTCATCGCGCTCTTCTTCCTCGGCGCGAATCCTTTTGTCCTGCGCGGCCTTCCGGTCCCGCAGGTTCACCCGCGACTGCGGCATGATCGTCTCCTTAGGTTGCTAGTGGCGCCGCCTTTTCTTGCAGAGCCGCGGCGAACAGCTCCGTCACCTCAACGTCGGAGGCGATTCCGTCGGCGAGGCCTTCGGCAAGAGCCGCCTCGCCAGAGAAAGTGCCGCCCTCTTGGCCGAGCACCGCTTCGAGCGAGAGCCCGCGCCAGGCCGCGACCCGCTTGCCGAAGGCCTCGGCCGTGCGGTCGATGTCCGCTTGCCAGGCGGCGCGGGTTTCCTTGGACAGGGCCTCCAATTCGCTACCCTCGTACTTCCGGGCGCCGCTGCGAATGATCGTCGGCGCGATGCCCTCTTTCGACAGCTTGCCAGTGAAATCGACATGCACGATCACCGCACCGATCGAGCCGACGGAGGCGGTCTCGCTCGACAACCAAACCTCGTCGCAAGCCGCCGCCAGGCAGTAAGCCGCCGAGAAGGCGACCTCGTCGACCAAGGCAACGGTCGGCTTAGGGAAGGCCGCGATCTTGTCGGCAAGATTAAAAAGCCCGTAGACCTGCCCGCCGCCGGAGTGCAGGTCGAAAAGCACGCCCTTCACCCGGTGATCCTCGGCGGCTGCGGTCAGCTGCGCGGCCAGCCCGTCGTAGCCCTGCAGGCCGGAGGAGGCGCGCAGGGCGCGGCGCTTGTGCGCGAGCGAGCCCTCGACGCGAATGACCGCGATGCCGCGGGCCGCGTCGACCATGAGCGGACTATCGTAGCACGCCAGCATGGCCGCTTCGTCGATCGGCCCCGTCTTCGGCGTCGCCGGCGGGCGCGGGCCGCGCCAATCCCAGGCGGCGCCGTCGCTCGTCCAGGTCGGCGCCCCAAGGTCCGAGCCAGCGGTCGGCCAGCGGCCAACCCCAAGGAGCCGGCCGCTCGTCAGCTGCGGCAGCTTCGCGAGGATCGCCTCCGCCGCATCGTCGCCCTCAAGCCCCCAACGGTCGAGCAGCACCCGCGCGACCGTCATTGCCTTTTCCGGGTGCGCCAGCAGAACAGTATTGAAGAGCTGCTCGGCGAGAAGCGGATGAAAGCGGCTCATTCCTCTTGCCCTCCGCCCCGGGCGGGCTCGCGCTGTTCCGGCGGCGGCTCCTCATTGGGGGGGCGAGGAGAGGGAGAAGCCGCCGCCGGCTCAGGCAGGCCGAGCGAGTCGCGCATCTCGGCCGCCTGTTTCTGTCGCATCAAGATTTCTTCGTAGTCGTGGCCTTGCTCCGCCGCCTCGGCGAAGGGGTCGGAGAGGCCGGCCTGCATGCGGAGCTGCGCGCCCTGCGCCTCCTTGACCGGGTCCACCCACCCCTTACCGGGGCCGAGCCAGCTGCCTGCGGTGTAAGCCGCCGGCGCCTCCCAAAGGTCCGGCGCGCCCTTCGGCAGAAGAAGCTTGCCGCTGTCGATGGCCTCTTCGAGCAACGCGAGCAGGACCGGCACGCCAACGTCAGCCGCCATCAAGTGCCGTTCTGTGGCGATCGAGCGCCACGTCTGGACCAAGGCGGCACGCTCGCTTGAGTAATTGGTCTTGCTGTAATCCTTCGAGATCGTCGAAGGATTGTCCCCCAAGGCGGCGGCCAGGTTGCGCAGGCTCGCATGCACGAAGTCGGAGGCCTCGCGGTTCGGGCGCGCCGGCGTCCCGAAGTTCACCCGGTCGCCGGTCGGCAGGATCGGAACGCGAAAGCCGTTCAAGGTCACCGGCGCACTCTCGTAAAACGACGCGCGGAGATTGTTCTGATCGGCGTACTTGTCGCCGTCGTCGAGCAAGCCAATTGCCTCCTCGGGCGCCATCGAGGTTTCGATAAAGGCCGCCAGCACGGCGTTCGCCACGGCGGCTTGCAACTCGGCGCGCTCGTAAGCGTCGTTCATCTTCAGCCGGGGCACGACGGCGGCCAGTGGCGAAACGCCCCGCGTCTGCCCCGCCTCCTCCGGGCTGAAGGCATGGATCACAACCGGGCGCCCCCACGGCGTCGCGCGCTCGAGCCGTTCCCAGCTGTAAAGGTCGACGTCCATTTGCAAGCGGTCGCCGGGGTGACGGGCGCGAATGTAGTAGCCGATCGGCGCGCCGTCCGGGTCGGTCTCGACCCCGTCGCGCAGGTCGTCTTGATCGGGCGCGTCGTTCGGGTTCGAGAGGCGCGCCGGGTGCACGACCTGCAGGGTCGTCGCGAAGGGCACGCCGTAACGGCGCGGGCGGTAGTGCAAGACAGCGAGTCCCTCGCCGTCGACGATGCGGTGCCGGAAGAGCAGCCGCAAGAGGCCGCCGAAATCCTGCCGCATGGTGAGGTCGCAGCCCCGGCGCGGATCGTTGGCCCATTGCCGGAACACCCCCTCGATCTGCCGGCCGAGGTCGAAGGCCGCGTCCTGATCGATCCCCAGCGCGCGGTAGTCCGGCGCGGCGTTGAAGCGCAAGCCGACGCCGATTGCGGCATTGACCCGCGCGGTTACCGCCCCCGAAGCCCAGCCGTTGTTGCGCACCAAGTCGTGCAGGCGGTCGGTGATCCGCTTACGCTCCGGCAGGTAAGCCGCATCGGGTGAGACGTGCGGCGCGTTCCAGGAGGTGAGGTCCTGCGCGTAAGCGTCGCCGGCGGTGTACGCCGCTGCGTTCATACCCCGGCGGATCGGGCGCATGCCTTTAGGCGCCCGCGGCAGCGCTTGGCCGTCGGGTCCGAGAAGTTGGACTGTGCTCATGGCTAGAAGGTGACCGGAGCCGCGCGCGGCCGGCGCGGCGTACCCTTGACGCTACGCTTCAAGGTGTCGATGTAGGCTTCGAGGTCGCGGAACTCGGCCGGCTGATACTGGATTTCGCGGCCGCTGGCGTCCTTTACGCGCACGCGCTGCCCGCCGGTGCGCAGCTTGTGCAGGGCGGCCTCGGCCTCGGCCAGCCGGGTTGCGTCGTCGCTCATTCTCTTACCCCTGATTGAGGCGCGCGAAGCGCCGCTTCATGTCGTCCAGGCTTTCGGCCCGTCGCGCCTGTTGCTCTTTCGAGGGCGTGCGCGGCGCCATGGCGTCGCGCAGCAGGTCGAGCTGCCCTTGCTCAGGCGGTGCCCCGCGCTCCTCGGCGAGGGTCTCCCAGCGCTTGACGTCCCAAAGGTGCATGCCCAGCAGGACCGCCGCCGCATGCGCCATGACGGCGCAATCAAGCGCCTCGTTCGCTTGGTTCAGTCGCTTCTGCCACTGCAGCACCTCGTAGCCGCGGCGGTTCGGCACCTTCACCAGCGCCTCGGCGGTCAGCTGCTTGAACAGCTCGTCGTCGCCGCCGGTCGGCAGGAAGACGTAGCCCGGCGGGTAGCGCCCCTCCTCGCTCGGTCCCTCGACGTTCAGCGCCGCGTAGAAGGCCGCTTTCAAGTACCATGAGCCGAAGAGGTAGCCGTCGACCTTCTTCCTCTTGCCTGTCCGGCGATCCTCGAAGTTGCGCGGTGTGCCGCGCTTCAGCGGCCACTCGGTACGCTCCGAGGCGCCCTTGCCCGCCACCACATGCGGGTGATTGATGCCCGCAACCCACTGGTAAGCCATGGCGGGGCGGTAACCGCTGTCGACGACGCAGGCTTCGGCCTGCATGACCCGCCCGTCTGCGCGCGTCCAATCGCGGCGCCAGAAGGCCGCCAACTCCGACCAGACCGAGAAGTCGGCCGTGTTGCCGGGGAAAACCTGCTGCGTGATCAGGGCACGGGTCCGGCCAACCCCCCAGCCCCACACGCCGACCTCAAGGCGGTCCCCCTGCACGTCGACGCCGTAGGTGACGAAGAGCACCCAGGCCGGCAGCTCTTCGAGCGCGTGCGAAGCGTCCGTCACAGCGCGGCGCTGCAGGGCCTCCCATTCCGGCGCGTCGCCTTCGGTCTTGTACGCCCGGCCGAGCGTCAGGTTCCAAAAGGTTTTCATCAAGGCCGGGTTCTTACGGGCGGCGATCCACTTCGACCAAACCTCATCCCACGGCACGAAAGGCGAGCTGATCTCGTCGATGTGGTAGGAGCGCCAACGGCCCGGCCCCGGCTTAGTGGCGATCCAGCGGCCCGACTTGATCAGCCGCCGCTTATCGCGGCCCTCGATGATGCAGCCGTTCGCCTCGCACACATAATGCGTCTTGAAGGGCGGCTCGTCGTTGCCCTTCAGGCGGTCGAAGACAAGCGCCTGCTCATGACCGCAGTGCGGGCAAGACACATGCCAGTAGCGCTGATCGCCGCCCTCGAACTCGCCGTCGATCCGGCTTTCCCCTTCGGTCGTCGGCGTCGAAATCTCGTAGCGCTTCCAATCGGCGGTGTTGAGAAAGGCGGTCTGACGCGCTTCGACCATGGCCATCGGATCGCCCTGCCCATCGAGATCGAGCGGCCACTCGTCAACTTCGTCGGCAAAAGCGTACTTGACCGTCATCGAGCGGAGCGAAGCGGCCGAGTTGCCGATGGCCAGAGAGAGGCCGCCCCCCTTAGCGAAGCGCTTGAAGGTGCCCGTCGAGCCTTCGCCGCTTCGGGCCTTAGTGTCGCGGATCGCGGCGGCCATCGCCGGCGAGCCCTCGATGGCGGGCTGCAGCTTACGGCGGTTGAACTCGCGCAAGGCGTCGCTTGTCGGCTGGATTGCCAGGCAGTCGGCCGGCGCGACGTCGGCGATGTAGCCGAGCCAGGCGATCCCGACCGTCGTCAAGCCGGTCTGCGCACTCTTGCGCACCACCACCTTGTTAGTCGGGTCTTCGGTGCCGAGCGCGTTCAAGATCTCGACGGCGTAAGGCGTCTCCTTCGGGTCCCACAAGGAGCCGGCGCGCGGCCCGTCCGGCACATAGAAGTGTTCCTTCGCCCAATCGACGGGCTCGACGACCCGGTCGGGCATGAGGCCAAGCGCGAGCGCACCGGCCACGATGGCGAAGGTGGACTTACGCGGCAGCGCTGTCATCGCCCTCGCCTTCCGCTTCCGCCGCGGCGGCCATGGTCAGCCGCTCGGCGAGCCGCTGCAGGAGCTTCCGCCCGAAGGGCTTCAGCAGCGCCCGCGCTTCCGCGTCGCTGATCCCCGCCCTCTCGGCGAGCGTCGGCACTTGTTCCTCGAGCAGCTGCGGAACCGCGTCCTTGATCGCCCGGCCGGTGCGCGCCATCGCCGCCTCGACCTCGGCCTTCGGCCGCAGCTGATCCAGACGGCGCGCGAGTTCATGCTCGGCGACCGCCGCTTGCGCCGCTTCGCGCCGTGCACGGGCTTCCTTGTAGGATGGCAGGTCGGCGGCCTCTGGCGCGTCCCCCGGCTCTTCGCCGAGATCGAGCGCCGGCTCGTCCCGTAGAGCCTGATCGAGTTCGGCTTTCGGGCTTGACTGCAAGTTTTTCCACTCGCGACGCGCCAAGGCCGCGTCAAGCAGCCCGTCTTCGCCCGGCCCGGTCATCTGGCCCCGGCCGATCAGCTGCGTAATGCGGGCACGCGAACGGCTGACTTCCTTCGCGAAGTCTGCCCTACTGATCCGCTCGTTAAGCTGGTCTGACACCTGTTAAGCCTTTGACTTTCTTGTCTAACTAGCGACGCACCGCGCCTTCGGCACTGCCGTGTGCGATTGGGGCTAGGAAGGACCCGCCGCGACTAGCGCGAACGAAAAAACCCGGCGCGGAGAGGCTCCGGCCGGGTCGTCTTTTCTAACCTTTTGATGGTAGCTGGATAGTGTCAAGCTTCAGAACGCGTCGTCAAGCCCTCTTTTCACCCAGCCAGGAACGGGCGGCAAAGGCGGCGGCAGCGCGTCGGTCAGCGACCAGCGGCCAAGCTCCTCCTCCTCCCGCTTGATCACCTTCGCCAGGATCGCGAGCCCGCGATGCCAGAGACCGTAAGTCCGCGCGGCGTGCCAAAGCGCCTCCGGGTCCGGCAGGGTCTTCACCGGTGTGTAGAGCGGGCGGCTCGAGCGCGTGCCGTCGTCCGACCAGACAGAGACCGCGTAGAGCCGCCCGTCGCGCTTCCGCAGCTTCTCGGGCCGCATGCGAGGTTCGACCGAAAGGTCGGGGAGGTCCGGTCTAGTCCCCGACCGCGCATGCTTCAGGACCAGCGCCAGCATTTCCTTACCCCGCCGCGAGCCACCGGGCACCCCTTGCAGCGCCTTCACCCAGCGCATCACGACGTAGGCATCGGCCGGCGCGTAAGCCCTCGGCCCGTAGCCGTAGCCCTCGCCTTGGTCGATCCGGTCGCCGTAGAGACGCAGACGCTCCGCGCCGATCAGCCCGTCGGTGGTTTGCCGTTGCAGCCCGTAACCGTCGGCCAAGGCCTCCTCTGGCAGCAAGCCGCGAGGCCCGGTCATGGCCTCGACTGCCTCGGTCTTGAAGGCCCAAACGAGCAGGTCCTCGACCGAGACCGAACGGCGTGTGCGCCACTCAAGATTTTGTGCCGTAGCACTTGGTGCACTTGAAAATCCCATTGCTTTACCCCCTTACTTTCTACCCTTTTTCTTTCTTTCTCTGAGTCTCCGTAAGAAAGAAAAGGTCTACAAAGTGCTACATGCCAAAAGCCCGTTTTTTATCAATAGCTTACCTCGCTTTTTGACCCTTTTTGAAAGGTCTACAAAGTGCTACAAAAGGTCTACACTGTAGACGCGTGTAGACCTTTGTAGACCTTTTGCGGAAGCAAAAGGTCACCTAGATGTTGTGTCTAGTCGTCTTGGTTGAGGTTCAAGGCCTCTTCGGTCGGTGGCGCCACATAGCGGTAGCCGACCAGGCAATTCGCGGGCGGCCTGCTACCGCCAGGTCGAACCTTGCGGACATCGAAACCGGCCCGCTTCAGCAAGCCTGACACGTGAGGCGTGCTTGCCTTACGGCTCCCGCCCTGCCAGTCGTTGTATTTGGCCGCGACGTCCCGTAAGGGCACTCGATAGTGAGGAGCCTCCTCCCAGCATTGCGACATGAAGGCGATGGCTGGGTTCGCCTCCTCTCGATACTCGCTCAGGATCTCCACCGCCTTCGCCGGAGTCGGCCAGACCCCTTTGCGGTCCAGGAGCCGCCGGGCGCCCTCGAGCGCCCAAGCGAAGATGCCGGGCATTTCCGCCAAGAGCTTCTGCTGCAAGGTTCGGTCCTGCTTGGCGTGCGGGATTACCCGCTCCATTGGGATGATCAAGAGGCGGTTGAAGGTCGCCTTCGTCTTGTCGTTGAGCCGCGGCAGGTTGTTGGTGGAGATGATGTGCTTCGCCGCCGGGCGGATCATTTGCGTCGGCTCCCACTTGGCCGAGATCAACAACGGATCTTCGGTCGAGATCATGGTCTTGAAGCCGCCGTCGGCGATCAGCGCGTCTTCCGACAGCTCCGACATAACGTTCAAGGTCTTGCCCTTGATCACCGCCCGGCGTTCCAGGTCGTCCATGTGCTCCACCGAGAGCTGACAGCTGTTGCCTTCCCCGGCCAGCTGCTCGAAGACGTAGAGCACCTGGCTTTTACCGGTGTCGCTTTCGCCCTTCAGCACCAGCGCCTTCTTGTACTTCGCATGACTCATGCAGACGTAGCCCGCGAATTCCTGCAGGGCGGCGATCAGCTCCCCGCCCGCCTCGTCCTCGCCGAACCAATCGATGAGGGCTTGCTCCCACACCGGGCAGGACTCGCCGGCGGTGTAGCGCGCGCCGAACGACCACGGGATCACCCGCTCGAGGCGATCCTCCTTCTTGTGCGGGCGGAGCCCCCACGTCTGAAGGTTCAAGACCCCGTTGTCGCAGGCAACCTCATGGTCGGCGACGCGCGCCCATTCCAGCTCATGCAAGAAAGTAGCAACCTTGAGGTAGTCGACGATCTCGCCGCGCGTCCGCGAGGCCGAGTTCGGCCCGGCGGCGTCGTAAGCCATGGCGAGCAAGTGCTGCTTCGTCACCTGCTTCCAAAACTTGCCCGTGTAGAGGTAAGAGAGCCCATAGTCGTCGGTCAGCAAGTCATGGCATTCCATGATCTGCCCGCCAATGCGGGTCGCCACCGGCGGGCGGCCCGACCCCTTTTTCTCCAAGGGCACCCCCGCGTCGAGCCCCTCCTCCTCGAAGGCCGGGTCCAGATCCTCGCTCATGCCGCCACCTTGGCCACCCTCGGCCGCTGTGGCGTCGGTAAGACTTCCTTAAGCTTTTTCTCGATCCAGGCGCCGTGCGCGTCGTCGTCGGCGACGATGCGCGGCGCGTGGCGCAAGAGGTCGACGACCTCCCAGCCTTGCCAGTCGATCACGGCGGCGTGCAGCGGGCGGCCTTTCTGCGGCGCCTTCGCCACCTCTTGCCAGGCCGCTAGGCAAAGCGCCGGGTTGCGGTGAATGCGCAGGGCGCGCTTGCCTTCCTTGACCAGCTCGAGCGCGTAAGGCCCGTCAGGGTCCCAATCGATCATCCCCATGAGGCCGTAGCGCCGCCAGACGCGCGGGCGCGCCTTGTCTTTCGGCTGCATCTCAATGGCAAGCCAGTCGATCGGGACCGGCGTAAAGCCCTCATGATCGACGTGCAGCCAGACCAAAGCCCAATCGCGCCGCTCGGCACTAGCCTCCCAAGGCTCGAAGAAGCCACCTTGCCGCGGGGTGATCGACCAGACTCCTGCCATGAGCGGCTCGCCGCGCGACAGCTGCATCGCGACCATTTCGATCATGGTCAGCAGCCGCTCGCGCTTCGGCGTCTCGAAAGCGACCTCCGGCGGCTTCTGCCGCGCGATCCAGGCGCGCAGCCAAAGCGCCTCGAGGTAAAAGGCCACGTCGCCGCGCCGGTCGCCGCCGTTCACCGCCTCCCGCCAGGCCATACCGTAGCCTTGCCTTAGCTGCCCCTGCTCGCGCGCTACCCTATAACCCTCGGCGACCGCCGACGAGACACGGGCTTCCTGGCTCAAGCGGTCGTCTTCCACCTCTTCGGCGTGCATTTGCTCGGCGTCCAGCCAATCGATCATTTTACCACCCTCGCTTGGTAAGTGAGCGGACAGCCCCGCTCTTTCCGCGTCGCCGCGACGTGCAAGTTCGGGTGCCGCTCGAGCACCCTTGCCACCGCGTCGAGGCGGGGATCGGCGCGCCGTGCCTCGCGCAGGCCGCCGATGTAGAAAATCAGCGCCGCGCCGCGCCGCGCGCCCTCGGCCCAAACGGCCGCTTCCTCCGCCCCCCAATGCTCCGGCATGAGGCGCGGCGCCGGAAGACTAGCGCTCGCCGGCATCGGCAAAGGGCACCCGCATGCGCCGGGTCCTGGCGTCGCGCAGCGGCTTACCCCCGTCCCGCGCCTTCGCCTCCTCGGTCGCCTGGCGGTCGACCGCGCGGGCTTGATGCACGTCGCAGTAAGGCTTGCCGCGCTGCCGCACCGGCACGCCGCAGAAGTGGAAGTCCGGCGCGGCGGGGTCGCCGATCGGCCATTGACAGGTCGTGAAGGTGCAGATCGCGCTCGCCGGCAGCAGCCCCTTACGCGCCGGCACCCCGACCAGCTGCTTGCGGGTCTCCGACTGCTTCGGCTTCGACGCCTTGGGGTGGATCGGCGAGGGCCGGAAGGGCAGCTTCAGGCGCCGCGCCTTACCCGTCACCATGTTCTTGGTGACCGTGACGCCGCCTTCCTGCGCGAAGAGCCGCGCGATCTCGCTACAGCTGCGGCCTGCCTCCCACAGCGCCACGAGCTGCCGCACCCTAGCCTCTGTCCAAAAACCCTCCGCCATTAGAAGAGGCTCCTTTGAAGCGGCTTCGCCTTGGTCTCCGGCTTCCAGCGCGCCGGCTTCGCCACCGGCGGCGGCGGGGCCTCGGCCTTAGGCCGGTGCGCCTTGCAGAACCACTGCCCGCGCTGCCCGCGCAAGAGCCGCACGCCGTAGCCGTAGGCACCCCAGGCGGTACAGCCCGGCGCCTCGCAGGCATGCAGGAAGGGGCCGCCTTTCATGGCCGTCGCCTTCGGTCTTCGGCGGCGGTGCGGGTCAGGATCTTGCGATAGGTGCGGTCGTGATCGGAAACGACCTTGCGGCCCTCCGACAGCGTCATCCGCCCCGCCTTCATTTCGATCAAGGTGGCATTGGCCAGGGCATGCTGCAGGACAAGGATATGGGCGGCGGGGCCACCGCCCGCCGCTTGAACGGCTTCCCTCACACCCTGTAGCAGCGCCACCTGGATGGCGGTAAAGTCTTCCCGGCTGAGACCAAGCAGGCGGTCCGGCGTCTCCGTCACGATCCGCCCCCCTCACTTGTCACGAAGCGCACGCGCCGCTCGAGTTCAGGCTCGACGGCGGCGCCGAGGAAGGACTGCCAAAGGTCGTAGTCGGCGAGCGGCACCGAGAAGAGGAAGCTCTCGGCCTGCCCCTCGACCCTGACCTCGACGATCAAGGAGCCGCCGACCGTCCAGCGGCGGAAGAGCAGCGGCTCGCCGCCCGGCGGGCAGAGCGTCAAGGCGTCGAGCGGCGGTGCCGCGCTTTCCAGCAGGATCGCGCTCTTGCGGCACGCACGGCGGTGTGACGCATGGGCCTTGGCCGCTGCGGCCCGGACGGCGCGCTTGCCGGCGAAGCGCCGCGCCAGGCTGGCAATGAGCCCCTCGCTCATAGC